AAAAATTTATGAAGGCTTGCGATCAGTCAGTCGACAAGTGGAATGTTGATCAGTTTAATTTATATGTTAATTTGATCAAAGAAGAAAGCGATGAACTACAAGTTGCTATCAAAGACTGCGATCCTGTAGAAATTGTAGATGCATTAACAGACATTTTGGTTGTTACTATCGGTGCTCTACACAGTATGGGTGCTGACGGTGAAGGTGCATGGAAAGAAGTCATGCGTACTAACTTTGCCAAAATTGATAAAAAAACTGGTAAAGTTCGTAAGCGTGAAGACGGCAAAGTATTAAAACCGCTAGGGTGGACTCCGCCTGAATTGAAACAATTTATTACAAAGGAAAACAATGCCTAATTTAGTGCCAATGGTAATCGAGCAAGAAGCTCGAGGTGAACGTAGTTACGACATTTACAGTCGTCTATTAAAGGACCGTATCGTTATGTTAGATACGGATGTTAATGAACATTCTGCTAGTTTGATCGTAGCACAGTTGTTATTTTTAGAAAGTCAAGGCAATGAGGATATTAGTTTTTTCATTAATAGCCCTGGCGGTGTTGTTACCGCTGGCATGGCAATTTACGACACTATGCAGTTCATCAAGCCAGATGTCCAAACCATCGTTATGGGACAGGCTTGCTCAATGGGTAGTTTACTCGCCACTGCTGGCGCTCCTGGCAAACGCAAAATGCTACCTAACGCTCGCCACATGATTCATCAACCAAGCGGTGGCGCTGGCGGACAAGCTACAGACATGGAAATCCAAGTAAAAGAAATCCTAAAAATGAAGCAAAATCTTACCCAACTTTATGTTAACCATAACAGCAAGGGTAAAACTTTTGATGAATTTTATACAGCAATGGAACGGGATAACTTTATGAGTGCCCAGGAAGCCCTTGATTTTGGCTTGATTGACGAGATTGTGACAAAACGTTCATAAAGTGCGTATATAATTGGGTGCCATAGTATACTATAAATAACTATGTCTAGGAGTGTACTATGGCCCAACTACCATTTAACTGGTCCGAAATTGATAGAAGTACTCTGTATTCTATGTTCTACTCGCTTAACAGCGAAATAGTAGGCAAAGACTTATCTCCTAGCCAAATTCAAAAACGTATTAATCGACACGTCAAAGCTCATTTACCTATTAAAATTAAAAAGTGCATTTATACACCAACCACAAAAGGTTTTGTTTTTTTGGGTGGTGTATATTACAGCAATTTAGATAAACAGGGAAAGCCTGCTATCGAAGTAAACTTTAATTATAATCCCACAGATTCTAAATTAAGACTTACTCAGTATCGTTTTAAACGAATGGCTGTTAGATTTGCTGATGTAATGCTACACGAAATAGTACACATGCGACAATTCCGTGCTAGAAATTTTAAAGATATTCCTGGATACAAAAGTACAGCAGAATATACTAAAGAACGCAAGCAACAAGAATACTACGGAGACAGAGACGAAATGGGCGCACATGCTTTCAATACAGCATGCGAATTGCTTGATCGATTTGGATACGATATTACTACGATTGGCCAATATTTGGATTCTAATGAATCCAAAAAACATAAGAATTCCACTTGGAGTTGTTATTTGAAAACCTTTGATTATAATCACGATCATACTATTATTCGAAGAATGAAAAATCTGATTATGCGCCAATTGGAAAATGCCTACTACGGAAAGCCATTTAAGACTACAAATCATTTGACTTACTGATAATTAGACTGTATAATACAATATACAGTTAACTATTGGAGCTAAAATGAGTCGTTGTGCTAGTCATATTTGGGCATTAGAATCCCATCCATCACGGTTAAACAAAGAAGATATTATTAAAGCCATTGCTCAAGATGGGGATAATGAATTCTTTGAAGGTTGCCGACTAGCACTAGATCCAATGATTACGTTTGGACTTAAACAAATACCGGAGAAAACAGATGAAGACGGGCCTGGCTTACCTTGGGATAGTTTTACTCTCGCTCTTACTGGCTTCATTACTCGCAATGTCACCGGTAATACAGCACGTGATATGATTCAATCGATGATGAAATCTGCCACTAAGAAAGAGTGGAACGGATGGTATCGTAGAATTTTAATCAAAGACTTACGCTGTGGTGTGAGTGAAAAAACAATTAACAAAGTGGTGGAGAAGAACTATGCTGACTATAGTATTCCTATTTTCGGTTGTCAACTTGCTCACGATAGTGCAAATCATGAGTCTAAAGTGTCAGGAACGAAACTTATCGAAGTTAAACTTGATGGGGTTAGGGTCATCACTATTGTTCGCAGTGACGGCCGTGTCGATATGTTTAGTCGTAATGGTAAAGAGCTTTTAAACTTTCCACATATTGCCGAACAGATTAGTTCGGTGATTAAGCAAAAAGGGTCTAGCAAGAGCATGGATGTTGTACTAGACGGTGAAATTATGAGCTCTAGTTTTCAAGACTTAATGAAGCAAGTACACCGCAAGGACAATGTTCAAGCAGGTGATGCTATATTAAATTTGTTTGATGTTATGCCGTTGGCAGATTTTGAACAAGGTATCTATAACAAGCCACAGAGTTTGCGTAGCAAGATGGTTGAACATTGGGTAAACACTTATCAAGACTTAATTCCTAATGTGACCTATGTTGCTAACGAGTTAGTTGATTTGGACACAGCAGAAGGTCAAAAGCGTTTTAAAGAAATTAATCAAAAGGCTATCGATGGCGGTTACGAAGGTATTATGATTAAGGATCCACTTGCTCCTTATGAATGTAAACGTAGTACAGCATGGTTAAAATTGAAACCATTTATTGAAGTGTCTTTAGAAGTTAAAGAAGTAGAAGAAGGTACAGGTCGTAACGTAGGTAAACTAGGTGCATTTGTATGCGAGGGAGAAGATGATGGTAAAATTATTAGAGTCAATGTCGGATCAGGATTTACCGATGATAATCGCGATGCTTATTGGTCCGATCGGGATAACCTTATCGGTAATATTCTCGAAGTACGTGCAGACGCTATTACACAAAATCAAGACGGGTCGTACTCGTTAAGGTTTCCTAGATTTTTAAGATTTAGAGGATTTAAAGCAGGTGAAAAAATTTAATATGGGACGTTTTAAAAAAATTGTGTCGTTGTTGTGTTTACTTATTATAGTAAGTACCATATGTATTTTATATGAAACTAGTGACGATATAGTTACTCATAGGTTTTGTGCCTACGGAAATGTCTACGTGGAATTTCAACAAGGTAGCAAAATATGGGGAACTACATTTTTAAATGAAGATGGCAAACCTGTTAAATGTACTGAAGACGATGTGCAAGAACACACATCATTACAAAAGGATTCAATATGAGAAATAATTATTGGTCATGCTCAAAATTTGCAGACTGGCTTCGCGGTACTGCTAAACTATCTGCTGGCACTAGCGAGGAATGGGACGAATGGCGTACCACTGCCCAAATGCGACACAACTTTCGCTACTGGCTAGCGGAAGAAGCACTAGATGCTATTCAAAATTTTATTTGCTGGCCTGAGGACCGACTAAATGACATCAGATACTACATCAACAATCGTTGGGTCAGCCGCAGTCATAGTCTTACTGCACACCCTAGAGACATCAAGCCTGGCCAATGGCAAGATGTTGGTAATCGCTTCCTTCCTTGTTTGTTTAACGAGCTTGTGGATTTTGTGGAAATAGAACAAGCATGGCATTACTGTATGTGGAATGAAGAGGAACGAGTAAAGTACAATGTTCCTTGGTATCGTAGCGGATGGTTGCGTTGGCGTACTTGGCGTTGCCCAGAAGCCGGCTTGGCCTATTTGACATGGGCAAGTGCTCTTACTAACGAAGAGTTCCTTGACGATGATAAGAAGTCCGAAGCTGTTCCAACTTTCCAAGCCAATGCCGCTAAAGAAATTATTGAGCTTTACACTTGGTGGACAGTTACATATCGTAATCGTCCCGATCCTTACGAAGCAAGTGGTTGGACTGCTTATTGTGAAGCCGCACGGTTGGCCAATGGTGGTAGACTAAGTTTCAGTTCAGACAAAACTCCCGAACTTGCTGAAATGAGCAAGATTGCTATGGACAAAATGCACAAGATGGAAGAGGAATACGAAGCCGAAGATGAAGCTATGTTGATTCGTCTAATAAAAATTCGGCAGAGTCTTTGGACTTAATAAGTACATGATGGATAATAAAGATACAATATGTGCTATCCCATGGATGCATTTAAACTTCGAACCTAATGGCAAGGTGGTGCCTTGCTGTCTAACTAGTCACCATAATTATTTTGCCGGGGATTTAAAAACACAAACCATTGAAGAAATTTGGAATAGTGATAACATGAAATCTTTGCGCAAGCAAATGATTAATGGAGAGCGTCCAAAGATTTGCGATACCTGTTGGAAGAAAGAAGATGTAACAGGTGTAAGTGGACGTCATTATCATAATAGAGACTTTCCTGGAGTGTTGAAAAAGATTCCAGAAATTACACTAGAAGATGGTACTTGTACCACTATGGAATTAAAGTATTGGGATTTTCGTTTTAGTAATTTATGCAACTACAAATGCAGATCATGCGGTCCACGTTATAGTAGTGCATGGGTTCCAGATGCTAAAAAGTTAGGTTATACTGATCAAGAAAAAGTGTGGAATATCGAAGCAGTCGAAGATAAGACCAACGTAGACTTCCTTGAAGATCAAATCGACAATGTTAGAAGAATTTACTTTGCGGGCGGCGAACCATTGCTTATGCCTGAACATTGGCAGATTCTAGACAAGCTGGTAGAAAAGAAACGGTTTGATGTTAAACTTAGTTATAATACCAATTGTTCTACATTAGAGTACGGTAAACGAAATGTTATCGATTATTGGAGTCAATGGCAATTAGGCAAACTAGAAGTATGGCCTAGTTTAGATGAAATCGGCGAACGTGCCGAATTAATCCGTAGCGGAACAGTATGGAGTAAAGTCGAAGAAAACTTAAAAGAGTTAGCTAAACACGACAATATTATACTTCGTCCGGGCATGACTATAGGTGCATGGAATGTTAGACGACTTCCACAAATTATCACCTACTTAACTGACTTAGGTGTTATACGCAGACATCCTGTAATACATCAATACGTTAACTATAATAATTTCTTTATTAACTTATTAGATCATCCTAAACATTATCATGTAAGCATACTGCCAGATGACTACAGACGTGATACTATTAAAGAGCTAGAAGATTTTATAGCTAATTATAATACAAAATATTCAACAGATATTAGTTCTATCTTTACACAAATCTTCCACGAGCTTGATCAACCATTTAATTTAGAAGCCGCTAAGAAATTTGTACATGTTTCTAAACAAGTAGATAATTTACGTAATGAAGATATATTTAAAATAGTTCCAGAAATGGAAGTTGTTAGAGAGGCAATAAATGGCTAGTATACATGATATAGAAGAAAGCAAGATAATTTTTATGAATAAAGAAGAAATATCTTCTCATAGTGTAGAAGAGTTACATTCTTTAGGTCGTAATAGATGGAAGCACTGGTGGTGTTCAGCCGGTTCAAGGTCATTATATATACAGCACGATGGCATTATTTACAGAGGAACTTGCCAAGTTGGTAATGCATTAGGTAGTATCTATAATCAAGGCATAGATTTTTTGGAAGAGTTATATTCATGGGTTAAGTGCGATAAGGATACATGCGCATGTGGATCCGATATGCAAAGCCCAAAAGTTAAAAGTTATGATGATATAAGTGTAGCCACAGCTAGAAATATTGTAAACGTAGATTTTGATAAATTGCAATTAGTAGATGTAGTAAAAGATCCTACCATTATATATTCAAGTGCGTTCAACGATTACAAGTTAGTTATTTGGGAATTGGGCCGTAGGTGTAATTATGACTGCTGGTATTGTTTTCCAGATAGTCACAATACTTACGAAGGTCATAAAACTTTAGGTTCTTTAAAACAAGGTTTAAAAAATATAAGTTCTATATGGGGTAAAAACTCTAAAATGAAATTTGTGTTTACAGGTGGAGAACCTACGTTTAATCCAGATTTTTTAGAATTTGTACAATACTTACGCAAAGATCTATTTCATATTGTGCATACTACAACAAACGGTAGCCATACAGCAGAGTATTATTCTAATCTAATGCAAGTTAGTGATATTGTTTTTAGTGCTCATTTAAGTTATTTAGAAAATCCTGCTATATACAAGAAATTTGTACAAAATGTTAGTTCTGCAAATACCAGTAAAATGAGCAACGATAAATCTCAGTTAAATTGGTTAGGTGTTAGAATCATGTTACAACCTGGAAAATTAGAGCTAGCAAAACAACTGTACAGTGATTGTAAAAATATAATAGAAAATGTCGTTGTAGACTTATTACATGACCATTATAAAAAAATATTGCCTTATAGTCAAGAAGAGTTAGATTGGTTTAATAGTTATGAAACGGTACAACCTTTACATCCGTGACAGCGACACTATCTATAAATTATCTTATATTTTAGAACAGCATCGGCCTGCTCGGATTTGGGCTCAGCTAATGTTACAATCAAATATATCTGACCTTCGTAAAGATAAGGAAGTATGGTGCGGCATTCCTGAAGATACAACACCTTATGTAAATGAATTATATTCTCTGGTAGAAAAAATGAATGAATGGATTCCTAATAAAATAAATTTTAATAATTGGAATCACAATGATGTTCAAGCTAGTGTTAATTTATTTCATACACATTTTCCAGAATGTAGGAATGATACAGATCCTTTGCACAGACAACAATTGGAAAGATACAATGATTTAATACATCATATAGAATCAATCGATCGCGCTGGAAAAATTACACATAACAATTTACATTTAACATTATTAATAGGCAGTAACTTAATACCGTTAGACATTGGCGATTATAATTATTTTACTTTTGAGAAGTCTGTAGGATCGTTAATAATGGGTTATCCAATTATTGGAAGAAATCCTGCAGAAATAATGTACTCTAATGATGTAAATATTCCCACTGATCAAATTATACCGCAAAATGTTTTAGGCGCTATGCATTTTTGTTTTTTCCACGATTCCGATCATGCACAGCTCAAAAGAGATTTTAATAGGTTTTACTATGAAAGCGGGATTAAATGGCCGTATGCTTTGGGGGATTTAAGATTGTCTGTGGGTGCTATTAGATTAGGCCAATTGGACACCATTAACGGTCAGCAATTATCGGACGATCAAGTAGTAGGAATTGTCAAATCTTGTAACCAAATTGTGGGTTGGAGCATAGAATAGCCCAAAATCAACGGTTGACATGGATCAATTTTGAAGCTATAATATATACATGTTAAACAAAACAGGAGCAGAAATTGGCTAAAACAGCTACCAAAACTCGCGTTACCAAAAAGCAGGTAATTGCGCATCGCACTCGTGCAGTGAAAGATCACAGTCCAGTTTGGGA